TATCTGGCGTAGGACACACTCACGGATTGGTTCCTGGGAGTTGGGTTGTTGGGTTTTTCCGAGACGGATCATCTGCACAAGATCCAGTTATCATGGGATCTATAGCAAGTTCATTCGAACAGATGCCGGTTTCTACCAAAGGGTTTTCTGATCCTGGTGGACATTATCCAAAATATATCGGCGAACCTGATGTGAATAAACTAGCCCGTGGAATAGACACTCACCCATATGTAAATGACGTAAGCATTGGTGAACCCGCGTCGCCATATGCAGCGGTATATCCATACAACAAGGTTATAGAAACTGAGTCTGGTCATAAGATAGAACTTGATGATACCCAAGGCGCAGAGCGAGTTAGAATAACTCATCATTCCGGCTCATTCGTTGAGATGCAACCTGAAGGCGATATTGTAATTAGACAAGAGAACAAGTATGAAATTGTTCTATCCAACGATAACTGTCACGTCCAAGGGAATATCAACTTATTAGTTGATGGGAATGTAAATCAGTTTATCCGGGGCGACCTAGATATATTCGCAGAAGGGAATATGAGTTTTAAATCTGGTGGAAACATCACCTTTGATGCAGCGGGTAATTACGCTGAAGCAGCATCTAATATTAACATGAACACATCGCCCGCTGACCCATTCGGTGCGGATGCTCAACGTTTAGTTCTTGCTCTTGCAGGATCTAACGCTGCGTTTGACGATGACTTTGATAATGATAACGCAGCATTAATCGTCCCATCAGAAGATGTTGTTGTTACTGAAAATGTTACTCCTGATACGACTCCAGAGGTAGTGAAAAAAAATCCAGCAAAACAAGTGTGTGATGGCATATCTGAGGACGATGTTACAGATTCTCTACAATTGACACCCAATTATACATTGGCATCAGTTTCTTCTGCAGCACTGTTTAAGCATACCGTACAAGCACAGGCGGGGTATACTAAATCAGAAATTGCATGTAACCTAAAGGCACTTTGTGAAAATATTCTAGAACCAATCATTGCGCAATACCCAGGCCTAAGAGTTAACTCTGGATTCCGAACAGTAACTACAGGTAAATCTCAACACGAACGGGGGATGGCATGTGATATTCAATGGCCCGGAATTAAACCCGCCGAATATCTTAATCGTGCGCAGTGGATTAAAGCAAACGTTGGATATGATCAACTTATATTTGAACATGGAAACTCTATCTGGTTACACCTAAGTTTTGATCGCCCTAGAAATAATCAGGGCACTCCGCAGAGAAACCGTGAACTAACTTATTACAAAAGTAAGTATACCTCTGGTATGACTTTGTACTACTAAAATGCCAGCAGTAGCAAGAATAGGTGACCCGACCACAACAGGGCATGGATGTGATGCCACCACTACTGTGATAGGTGGTTCGGGGAATGTGTTTGCTAATGGTATCGGGGTAGAGCGTCAAGGAGACCCTACAGCGCCGCATACGATCCTTGCGGGTAGTGTATGTGTACCCCACGGCGCTGTGATCAACGTGGGGTCTCATAATGTCTTTACTAATGGTATTCCTACTGCAAGGGTTGGTGACTCCACCGACGGAGGTGCTATCACTGCTGGGTCGCCCAACGTGTTCGCAAATTAACCCTTGCCAATATTCCAAAAATGGTGTATAATATTCATTGGTCCAGCAGGGTAGTAGCTACAATATAACATATAAATAAAAGTATGAGCACAGAACTACTATCAGACGTTAATGTAACAAACCAGAAGGTTGCTATTGTTTCTAGAAGAAAACAATACTCTGACCTAGACTTGTCATTAATACCTCACCCAAACAAAAAGGATATAATTCCTTTAACGGATATTGCAGCAGTAAAGAATTCTATTAAGAATTTAATACTTACTTCAAGATACGAGAGACCATTTCAACCAGAACTTGATTCTGGTGTGAGAAGTATGTTATTCGAGAATGCGGATAGCATGACAAGATATATGTTAACTAGTAGAGTTAAGAGAATCATTGATAATTACGAACCTAGAGTTAATAATGTAATTGTCCAAGTAGAAGATGACTCTGACAACAATGGATACAATATAACTATAGTTTTTAACGTTATAACTTATGACTCGCAGTCAGACGTTAGAATATTCTTAGAGAGAGTTCGATAATGGCAGTCAACCTAAATGTAACTGAATTAGATTTTGATCTGATCAAGCAAAATTTAAAAAATTACTTATCATCACAATCGAAGTATAATGACTACGACTTTGAAGGGTCTGGGCTATCTATTCTATTAGATGTTCTGGCATATAATACACATTATAACGCGATGACAGCACACCTTGCGTTGAATGAGGCGTTTCTCGACTCAGCGCAGATTCGCGGTAATGTTGTGTCACATTCGAAATTGTTGGGATACTTGCCTAGGTCAAAGACTGCATCTACAGGACTAGTTAATGTAACGGTTAATAATCCAATTGGTTCACCAGTACCTGCTTATTTAACTCTAGAACGCGGAACTAAATTTATTTCTATAGTTGATGGTGAGGAATTTCCGTTTGTGGTAACAGAATCTACTTCTGCAACATATTCTGCATCTAATAATAATTTTGTATATCCAAATATAGCTATCAAACAGGGCACATTTAAAAGTCTTACTTATAGGGTAGACACTTCCATCGAAAATCAAAAGTTTGAGATACCAGATGAAGATATTGATATCTCAACTCTGAGAGTTCGCCTCAAGACAAATGATGACTCTGACGACTATACTATATACACTCAATTCTCATCTTTGGTAAATGTTGGTGCTAGTAGTAGAGTTTACTTTGTTCAGGAGAATAGTGGTAGTAAGTATGAGATTTATTTCGGTGATGGTATTATTGGCGCAAGGCCAACTTCAAATAATATTGTAGAGTTGGAGTATGTATATACATCTGGTGCAATAGCAAACTCTGCTAGAAACTTTGAAATAGTATCTGAGATAGGTGGTAACTCTGATATTACAGTCGCAACAGTTAGTTCAGGCACAGGCGGTGACGATCGAGAGTCAATAGAATCTATTCGTTTTAACGCGCCTCTGACATACATTACACAGAACCGTGCAGTGACTGCCGACGATTATAAAGCAATTATTTTAAGAGAATATGGTGACATCGATGCGATTTCCGTTTGGGGTGGTGAAGATGCTAGTCCTCCAGATTATGGTAAAGTATATATCTCGATTAAACCTAAAACTTCTGATACATTAAGTACGACAGATAAAGAATTTATCAAAGATAATATCCTAAAGGGTAAGAATGTTATTTCTATCACACCAGTAATGGTCGACCCAGAATACACTTTCATTAAACTAGAAGTATTCTTTAAGTATAACCCTAACCTAACTGATAGAAAACTTGCTGAGTTACAAGCATTAGTTGCAAACGTCATTGCAAATTATAACAATACTGATTTGAAGAGATTCGACGGCGTGTTTAGATATTCTAAGTTGTTAAGAAATATCGACTCTTCTGATCCTGCTATATTAAACTCATACTCAAGAGTCTATATGTATAAGGTTGTTACTCCTTCGAACACTGTTCAAAACTATTACGACTTATATTTCTCATCTCCGATATACACTACAACTTCTTCAGAATCTGTTCTGGAAAGTACATCATTTTTGATCAATAGTATTGAACACTTCTTTGGCGACTATCCGATTATTAATTCTAATAATCGACGCATAACTATTTACAAGATTGTTAATGGTGCGAGAGTAATAGTCAACTCTGAAGCAGGTATTATATACACTGCAACTGGTAGAATAGTTATCAATAACTTTAAACCCGACACAACTGCTGAGATTAGGCTTACAGTTCTACCAAATTCATTAGACCTTGCGCCTAAACGCAATCAGTTATTGTCGATATCACCTTTCTTTACAGAAGTTAATGGTGAGGTAGATACTATTGCGGTATCTGGTTCATCAGGAACAGTTGATTACACTACAACTTCTAGACACAAGTAAATAGTTATGGCATCTATCGAAGCATCCGCGTCTTCAAAACGAAAGACCAAAGAATCTATTAGAGTAGAATCATTAATACCCGAATACCTTAGAGAGAATTCGGAAAGATTATTGATGTTGCTCGAAGATTACTATAAATTCATGAATCAGGGATTTCAACCATCGTATGAACTACATCACATATCTGAAGAACGAGACATTGATACCGCTGAACATTATTTAGATCTTATTCAGAAAGAGATCGCGGTAGTTATACCTAGAGATATTCAAACTGACAGAGTTAAACTATACAAGAGACTAGTTAACTATTATAATATTAGAGGTTCTTCTGAGTCTATTGAAACTTTCTTTCGTATACTATTGCAAGATGAAGTCGAAGTATACTACCCAAAGGATCAAATGTTGATCCCATCTGCGGGAAAATGGGATCCTAGTATTCAGAGATACCTTAATTCAGATGGATTCTTGTCAGATAGAAACAAGTTACAAGATTCTTATTTCTACCAGAAATTCTCATATGTTATTAGAACTGGTAACAATGTAGATCAGTGGGAAAATGTATACAACAAATTAGTACACCCAAGTGGATTTATTTTCTTCGGTGAGATTTTCTTATTACTGATGGCAACTCTTGATCAAGGTGTTGTAAATAGTGGTGCAATCATGCCAGGGCGCCAGCCAGGATTGATCCGAGATGAAGATCTGCCAAGATTAGTCTATATGATCGCAGCTCATAATAGGATGAGCGTTCAAGAATCTTTAATGGTAGTAATACTTGCACTTACATATGTGGATCAATACTATGTACGCAAGTCTAAAGAATTCTCAGACCTGCTCAAGTTCTACGACGAATCTCCAATGTATTCTTATGAGAATTTCACTATACAA